CAAATCAACCAGAAAACTTTAATTACTTCTCACCAGTAAGTTTTAGATTTAACATTCAGAAAATACCTAATGTAAACTTTTTTTGTCAGGCCGCAAATCTTCCTGGTCTCACTCTTGGAGAAGCAATTCAAGTAAATCCTCTCAGAGATATTCCTACACCTGGTGATAAAGTGCAATTTGAAGAATTACAGTTGAAATTTATTGTAGATGAGGAACTTGAAAATTGGCTTGAAATGTATAACTGGATCAAAGGACTTGGTTTTCCTGATACCTTTGAACAAAGTCTTACGAAATCAGAGCAAAGATTTTCAGATGCAACGTTGATGATTTTAACAAGCAACAAAAATGGTCAACATAGAGTGAGTTTTAAAGATGCATTTCCATTGACATTAAGTGGTGTTCAAATGGATTCATCTGTAGGAGATATTGATTACGTGACCGCAGATGCTACTTTTGCCTATACTACATATACAATAGAAAGAATGATTGGAGAACGATAATTATAACGATAATTATGAGGTTTGATGAAATTAGAAGAAATACAAGAATTATGGTCCAGTGACAGTCAAATTGATGATACAGAATTAGATAATGAATCTCTCAAAATTCCTGAACTTCATCACAAATATTTTAGAATATTTTCAGATGAAAAACTTAAACTTGTGCGAATGTATTCAAAGCAAAAAGAGTTTCGCAGACTAAAATGGTTGTATTACACAGGAAAACTTGATCAAGAAACACTAGAAAATTTAGAATGGCATGTGTTTGAACTTGACATAAAAAAGAACCGAAATGATTTAGAAATGTTCATAGAATCTGATAAGGACATTCTTGAACTGACCGAAAAAATTTCATATCAAAAAGAAAAAATAGATTATTTAGAATCAATTATTAAAACATTAAATACACGAGGGTTTCAGATTAAGAATGCAATTGAATGGAAACGATTTACAATGGGGTCATAATGTATGATTTATTGATACAAACAAATTTAACTATGTATGCCGAAGAAGGTATGACACCTGGAGGCACAGAAAGACAAATTCTTACAGTTGCTACTGAATTAGCAGATAGAGGAGTTGATGTTGCTATTTTACATTCTCATGCAAAAGGCACAGACAGAATAGTTCAAGGAGTTAAACATTTGAACATGTATAGACACCATTATGACTATTCAAAGGTTCGCTTATTTTGTAATCAATTTGTATATGTAGGAAATATGCATTATGGCTATGAACTGGCAAATCCTCAAATAGCACCTCTTTCACCAATTGAGATGAATAGTGCGGAACAATCATATCTTTGGTTTCATAATTGGATGCACACAAGAAATCAAATGCCTAAAATTTTCAATTCAAAAGCCGTGCAAAGATATGTTTATAATAATGTTTATGTATCTTCTGAAAAAACTATACATGATCGTGTAATTCCTTACATGGTGCCTACAGGGTTTAAAGAAATTCCATCTGTCAAAAGAGAAAAATATTTGTTTTGGAATAGTGCTTTTGGTAAAGGATTTAGAGAAGCATTGCTTACATATATTGCATTATATGAGAGAGGGTTAAACAGAGAATTTTTAGTATGTTGTCCGCCACAAAGAGTAAAAAAAGACCTTGAAGTATTTGAAAGATGTATCAAAGATTTAAATGTAAATAACTATCCTGTTCGTTGGCTAGGAGAACTTGAATATGCAAAAGGTATGCAAATGCTCAAAAATGCCGCCTGTCTTTTCAGACCAACAATGCCTCCAGAAACATTTGGTTTGGTTTATCTGGAAGCAAATAAGTTAGGTGTTCCTGTCATCACAATGGAAGGTGATGCTGGTGAAGAGATATTGACAGATAAAAACAATTTTATCATCAGAAAACATCATAATCTTAAAGATATTCAAAATTGGTTAGAAGATATTGAGACAAAACAAACGAAAGTAAATCTAAAACAATTTGATCCAGACGTTATTTGTAAAAAATGGATTTCTTTATTGGAGAAAAAGTGAGAGAATTGATATGTCTTTCTGGACATCCTTCTGTCAAATCTCAACAACAAAAAGTTTTAAATGTTTTATCAAAACTGAAAGAATTGAATGTTGATTTAATGTGGGTATCTCACTACCCATGGACAACAAAAAAATTACATGAGTATTGTAGATTTGTTTTGATAGATACAAACAATCCAATAACAGGATTAAATACACCTGAGGAATTTGATTATATATGTGACAATCAAAAAAATGTAAAAAATTTTATAAATTACAATGTTCTACCATCTAATTCATTTGCACATTATTTGTTATGGAATTTAGGAACATCAATCGCAAAAAATTTTGGTTACGATGTATGTTATCACATGGTTCATGATATAGAAAATTCGTACAGTAGTAAATTATTTGAAGACATGAGACCATATGTTTTAGATTATGATGTGGTTTCATTCCCCGTGTCAGTTGAGTTAAATAATCAAGAGAAACATTTAATAAATTCTAACTTATTTTCGGTTAATATGAAATCTTCATTTGTAGAGTCTTTTTTAACAAAATATAATAAAATTGAAGGTTGGGCAACTCTACATAATTATTGGCATCCAATACTGAAACAACAATATCAAATAACTTCATATCCTTGTGTGTTTAATGAATTATTATTGACCTTAGAAACTTCTCTCAAATCTTATAGTGTTAAATTGATGAAGCAAGAACTACCAGTAAAAAGTGAATGTGGTTTTGTACACAGTTTTTTAGCAAATGAGAAACTAATGAAAAAATATGAAAATAATGAAGAACATGAACCTCTTGATGTAAATAAATTGAGAAAAAAATTAAATGAAAACACCTAATGAATTAGCACAAGAAGGTGCTTATCTCACATCTCCTGGTAATATAAGAAATAGATGGGAGAGTATTTCAGATTTCATAAAAATGTTTAATTTTTCACGAGGAGCAGAACTTGGTGTTTCGGAAGGTCTCAATTTTAAAAATTTATTAATACTAAACCCACAATTAAAGTTATACGGGATAGATAGTTTTGAATCTGAAGGAAATGTATTGGAAAAATATGACGAAGGAATTTATGAAGGAAGAACACAAGAAAAAGCAATACAAAACGCAAAACAAATAGAGTCAGAATTTCCTAATAGAGTCAGAATGATTTTTAAACGTACTGAAGATGCTTGTAAAGAAATACCAAACAATCATTTAGACTTTGTATTTATAGATGCTGATCATACATATGAAGGTGTTAAAAAAGATATTGAAATGTGGGAACCTAAAGTTCACGAGAATGGTTTGATCATGGGACACGATTTAAATTGGGGTAGTGTGGCTAAAGCAGTTGGTGAAAAATTTGTTAATTTTTGGATAACTTCAGATAATGTGTGGGTAAGCCCAAAGTATTGGTACAATGCTATACGAACATGATACTCTGCTTATAGATAAAAAGAATGAAGTGTTCATGACGGTGCAAGCCGAACCTGGGCTTGCAAGAGAATTGAGTGATTTTTTCACATTCTTTGTTCCAGGATATCGTTTCATGCCATCATATCGGAACAAGATATGGGATGGTAAAATACGACTTTACAATCTACAAAACAAATATCTGTATAGCGGTCTCGTAGATTATGTTGAAAAGTTTGCTTCAGAACGTGAATATAAGATAGACTACAAAACAAATCCGAAGAATGTTAATGGTTATAATGAGAATGACTATGAAAGACTTGTGCGTTCTCTTAATCTTGAAATAGAACCACGAGATTATCAGAAAGATGCATTTTTACATTCAATCAATAATGAACGTGCATTGCTACTTTCACCGACTGCATCTGGTAAATCACTTATTATATATTTGTTGCTACGACACTATCAAATGAGATTGACAAATTTCAAGGCAATTGTTATAGTACCCACTACATCTCTCGTGGCACAAATGAATTCTGATTTTGCGGACTATGCAAAGAAAGATCGTTGGCAAGTCGCAGAAAATACACACATGATTTATTCAGGTCATGATAAAGTATCTGACAAACCTATATTCATATCAACTTGGCAATCACTTTATAAAATGCCTCTCAGTTATTTTTCAGATTTTGATGTAATTATAGGAGATGAATGTTTATCACCTGATACTGATATTATAATGAAAGACGGATCGTTTAAAAAAATAAAAGATATTTGTGTTGGTGATTATGTAAAAACATACAATGAAATATCAAAAGAAATAGAAAACAAACCTGTATTGAAAGTCCATAAAAATATATCAATAAAAGAAAAAATGTATGAAATAACATTGGATGGAATTAATAAAATTCAAATTACAGGTAATCATAAAGTCCTATTAACCAATGGAGTATGGAAACGGGCTGATAGTCTTAAAATAGGAGATCGTATAAAAGGTTCAATAGTTACCTCAATAGTAGAATGTGCTCCTACTGATGAAGTCTATAATTTACACATTGAAGATAATCACAACTATTTCGCTAATGGTATTGTAGTATCAAATTGTCACCAATTTAAAGCGAAATCTCTGACTGCAATTATGGAGAAGGCGGTCAATACCAAATATCGTTTTGGTACAACTGGAACACTTGACGGCACACAAATACACCGTCTTGCATTGGAAGGATTATTTGGACCTGTTTATAAAGTCACGACAACAAAGAAACTGATTGACAACAAGACACTATCACAGTTTGAGATCAAAGCATTGGTCCTGCAATATTCAGATGAGACATGTAAAGCACTCAAAGGAGCAAATTATCAAGAAGAAATAGATTTTCTTGTATCAAATGAGAAACGAAACAACTTTATACGCAATTTAGCACTCAGTCTAAATACTAATACATTGATATTATTTCAACTGGTTGAGAAACACGG